GAGACTTTAAATCTAACCAATTGCTTTTTTCTGATAAATAAACAACAGCTTTAAATACTTTGTTTGTTTCAGGGGTTTTATATAAATTCACCTCCATGTTATTAAAATTTAACATGGCCCCTTCTGGAAACAAATCTTCTACAACATATCCTTTTGATTTAAATTTTTCTAATGTAGTATTAAAATCACCTGAAATTTTAATACCGTCAAATACTTGCGACATTGCGGTGTTTACTAAGAAAATAATAATTAGTGTGGTAGTTATTAGCTTTTTCATGTTTGTTATTTTTGTGGTTATTAATCTTGTTCTGCTTGCATTTCTAAAATCTTTCTGCCTTTATCTGATAATGGCCTTGCAAATAATCTTAGTTTCTTTCCAGTGGTAGGGCATAAAAATGTTATGCCAACGTCCATGTAAGATTTTAATACTATTTCCATTACTCCATCTGAATTTTGACTAGCTCCAATTACATGTGGATCATCATAATCAAATTGCATACAAAAATCACATCCATCTAATGCTTCTGCGTTAATTGGTAGATTCAATTCTTTTTCTTTTTTCTTAGCCATTTTTATTTATTTATTTCGTTAATGTCAACAATTTTTACTTCTTCTCCGTTTATCATAGCATCTAATGTAGATTCTATAATTTCTCTTTGGTCTGGAGTCAACAAAGATATTTTTTCATTTATAGCCGGGACCGCAAAAACATCACTTTGTATTTCGTTTTTAATACCAATTATAACTTCAGTTGTAATAAAGGGATGGGTTATAATATCATTAAAAATCCAATCTATTTTTTTACTATAATTCTTAAATATCCTTTGCCCTTGTGAGTTAGGAAACTCCCTGCAAAAATCTTCTAATTGCTCTTGAGCCATTTTTAAATTTTGGATTGCACTTATGATATTAGCTCCGGTCATTTATTGAAATTTAAATGTTTGTTTTCAAGTTCAAATAAAAATTCTCTTGCTTTTTCTACTTTGTGCTGGATCTTTAGAATATCATCTTCATTCCTTTCCACATTAAATATTAATATTCTTTCTGGAACTGCAATATCATCAAATGTCATATTAAACTCAAGTTTCATTGACTCTTTTACATATTCTGGGCTTTCTTCTGAAATAACATTCATCTTATTAAGCAAGTATCTTTTCTCTTGCTCAACAATGTTAAATGGTGTATTTACAAGACAATATGCAATATGTCCACTAATAGCACTTGTAAGCCACATATAAGATTGAAGCTGCCAGTAATACAAGTTATCAAGCTTATCTGGAATATTTCCTAAAAATGTCCAAAGGTCATAGCTTGATTTAATATCAATAACTTTATTTGGATTAACAGTAATTATATCTGGATGCCCTGATATGTAATCATTAGTAAATCTATGTTCATTTTTACTATAATCCACTCCCCAAAAACTATTTAAAAGTTCAATTGAATCATCTTCAACTTCAACTCCTTTCTTCATTTGCTTTGTTTGTATATCTCGTTTTCTGCCATATTTTTCAGCAATATAAACTTCAATTAAATGTTTTTGTGCAGTTTTTGATAATACACCAGCTTCTTTGTCAGCTTTAGTTACCGGCTCAGTCATTAAATAACCAACAGAGCTTGATCTAATAAGTGTTTCATTCCATTTCATAATTAAAGGCTATTTAGTTTGTTATTATAATATTCCAGCAATTCAGAATTGTTTTTACACATTAGTTCCCAAGCTTTTAATTCCTGTTTTGTTGTACAAGAATTAATAAACTCTTTTGTTCTTTCTGTTAACGTCTTTTTTGACTGTGTTGGTATTACTTTTTCATTAATTGTTTCATCTTGTTCAAAATAAATTGCAGATTCTTCAATTTGTTTAACACTTTTTTTATGGTATTCTTCAACCAGTTGTCTTGCGTTATCAAGAGCCTTGTCTGCTGATTCTCCCGGATTCAGTGCAAACTCAACTCCTATTTTTTCTGATGAGTAATTACCTAAATTAAATGTTCTGGTGTAGTTGATGGTTTGTATGTGCATAATACTTATTTTATTCTAGTTACATTGGTTTCTTTATCGTTTGCTTTAATCTTAAATACTTTGTTTTTGTGTTCTTCTTTTCTTTTGAGATTAGAAACCATAACCATTACAGATGTATATGGGTTTTCTAATAGTAAACTTTCTCCTACTTGCAGTTCTGATACCTTGCTTGATACCGAATCTGGACTAATGTTTCTTGCCATTTTATGTGTTTTTAATATTTGAGTACAAAATTAATTTAATTAATTTAATTAAAAAAATAAATTTAATTAAACTTCTTCTTTATTAGGTTCAGCTTTGATCTATACTCAATAATTAAAGATTTTAATTCCTCTTTTGTAGGCTTAGTAACTTGTCTTGCTAATTCTCTCAAATACTCTACCACGCCATTATTTTCTTCATCAAGCTTATATTCAAATTCTTCTAAATTACCCATCTTAAAGTAATTTTCTTCCATAGATTGTGGTCTACAATTAGCTTCTAACCATCTAGTACCAAGATTTGCTCTAGGAATAAAGTGTCCGCATTGTATTTCCTGCCATCTCATCTTTTTACCAGAAGTATAACATTCTACCATACCATCCTTATCCGCATATTTACATCTTATGTATTGGCTAAATACATGATCTAAATCTGAAATTAAATTTTGAAAACTTTCTCCATCATCTTCAAATTCTTCTATTCTTTTTTGTGTAGATTCAATTGTAGCGCATTGTTTACACATCTTTTTTGAAAAATGGTAATCAATATTTCCGCATCTAATACATTTTTTTTTCTTTACTATTATCGTTGAGTTTCTCATCTTCTTTTAGTTTATGTAGTTTATTATTTATGAATTTATATTTACCAGCATATTTACCATCTTTAGTTACTTCTATTATTAAATCAAGTTTTTTAGCTAAATCGTATATTAATTGACTATTCTCCATTATCTTTTTTTTGCTGCTCGTTATATTCTTTTTGTTTGGTTATTAGATATACCCATAATATTGATATTGGCGTAGCAAATAAAAAAGATATTAAAAAGGATATTAGATATGACTTCATGTTATTTTTTGTTTTATTTATGCAAATTTAATTAAATTAATTAAACCACAAAATTATTTTTAAAAAAAATTAAAAATATTTGGGAATTTAAAAATTAATACTATTTTTGCTGTTCAACAATAAAATTTATGGAAGAAATAAAAACACTAAAGCTTCACGAAAAAATTAAAGAAGCAATGGATGGTCGCACTCAGCGTTGGCTTTCATTAAATGCCAAGATACCAGAATCGGAATTATCGCGCAAAATGCAGGGTAAATTACTATTTACAGATAGTGAGATTGCACGCATAAATGAAGCTTTGAAAACCGATTTAATAAACGATTAAGATTTTAAAATGCCAAAAGATACATTCTACTTCTCACACGACTATAACGCTCGTAATGATGAGAAGATAAAAAGGTTGATTAGGAAACATGGTATGCAGGGGTATGGTGTTTTTTGGTCAATAGTAGAAGATTTATACAATAATGCGAACGCATTGCGAACGGATTACGAAGGCATTGCGTATGACTTAAGATCGGATAGCGACCTTGTAGCGAGCGTAGTAAATGATTTTGATTTATTCATTTTTAATGGTGATTATTTTGGCAGTAATTCTGTTCAAGAAAGGCTGGAACAAAGAAATGATAAAAGTGCAAAAGCAAGAAAATCAGCTAGTTACAGATGGGAAAATGCGAACGCAATGCAAACGCAATCCGATAGCAATGCTAAAAAGGAAAGGAAAGGAAAGGAAATAAAAGGAAAGGAAATAAAAGAAATAAATATATCGTTTGATATTTTTTGGGATTTATATGATAAGAAAGTTGGTGATAAGGAAAAGTTAAAAAAGAAATGGGCATCATTGAAAGATGATGATAGAAGTTTAATTATTAACTATATCCCAAAGTATAAAATGATTCAGCCAGAAAAGAAATTTAGGAAGGATCCTCAGACTTTCTTTAACAATAGTTCTTGGAATGATGAATTGATTGGTTCTGATGTACCAAAAACACAGATTTACAAAAATGGAGATTTTGAAGCTTACAAGAAAAGACAACAGGAATTAGGAAAAACTTTAAATTAATACGATGATAGCTACTATTTTTAAAAACATTTTTAGCAAGGAACCGCATTTTATAACTATTGAAAAAGCTTTAGAAAGGATTAAAACTGGTTCAAGTAAAGAATTGGTTACTGAAATTAGAAATACTCTTGATAAGGAAAAGGCTAATAAAATTAAATTAAATCTACCTTCAGTATGTTTCAGTGGAAAGTTTGGATCAGATAGAAAAGATGAGCAACTTATTGAGCATAGCGGATTTATTGTTCTTGACTTTGACGATATTTCTGATTTAAGGGATAAGCAAACTGAAATTATTTCTAATGATTTTGTTTACGCATGTTGGGTTAGTCCATCTGGTAATGGCCTAAAAGCATTGGTTAAAATAGCAGACGGATCAAAGCATAGAGTC